TCAGGGTTAGCTAGAGTTGATTTCTGGATTGCAGATTTAAATCTAATTGTGGAATATCATGGGGAACAGCATTATAAATATGTACCATTTATTCAACAAAAAGGGGAACAAGAATTCCATGCCCAACAAGCCAGGGATAAATGGTTGAGATCTTATTGTGATTCCAATGGGATCTGGTTACTAGAGATTCCTTACTATGAGAAAGATCCAGCAGGGTTGATTCGGAGATTCGCCACTGAACGTGGCCTTCTCAAAGCTTAATGAGGTAAGTAATGGGTAATAAGGCTTTATCAAGTAAAGCAAGAGAATCCAGTCTAGCTAATGTGATTGGGTCACACATCACGGATATTTCCAATTTCTTGGCTCCTTCTAGCTTCTGCTCCAGCCCTATGGGTTTGGGTATTAAATTATACCCCGTCCAACAAATGATCCTCCGCTTATCCCAGGGTGAGGAATTGAGTGGGAGGGACATGGTTCAGGTCCTTGATGTATATGGCGAGAAGGTCTTATACAATCTTTCAGAACAACAGTACCTATCTTATTGCTACAATGAAGGTCGCATCAACATCCCGAATTGGCAGGATGCTAAACCTCAAGGTTATGAAGAGGTGGAATTGTTGATTGGCAGACGTGGTGGGAAGTGCCTCGGTTTTAATGAGTTGGTTCCAACTCCAGACCGAGGCTTTATCCCCATCGGAGACCTTCATGATGGGAGTTGGGTATTTGGCCCGGATGGAAAACCTTGTAGAGTATTACAAGCCCATGAACCTTTTTTAGATGCAGTCTATAGGGTAACCTTTGATGATGGTTCTTCGGTCTGGGCTACCTCAGATCACAAATGGCAGACCAGAACCCAGAGAGAATACCAGAGGGATAGGGCATCTCTTGGTTCAGTGCGGACCACTAAAGAGATTATGGAGACTATCCATTTTGATGCCAGAGGCCGAAGTAATCATGCCATTAAAGTATCCAATCCCATTGAACTACCAGAAAAAGAACTCCCCTTAGATCCGTATTGTTTAGGTTGTTTCTTGGGAGATGGGAGCTCCAGAGGTTGGACCTTCGCTCAAACTACAGAGGATGCAGAACACATCTCCCAGTATTTCTTAGAAGCTGGCTTCGAGTTCTTTCCTTACAAGGAAGAACATAAGTGGGGTTTAGGCTCTAATTTCCACAAAATAATAAAATCTATGGGATTGATAAATAATAAACATATTCCCGAAGAATATCTATGGGCTTCTAAGGAACAGAGATTAGCTTTACTTCAAGGCCTCATGGATACTGATGGGTCATGTTTCAAAGGTAAGGCAGAATTTACTAACAGAAATGAGGATCTCATTCAAGGAGTCTATCATTTAGCTGCTTCTTTGGGATTGAAGCCCCATATTGTGAAAAGAACCTTATCATCTACCAATTATATCAGACCAGCAGCTCAAGTGATCTGGAAGTCCCCTCTTCCTGTATTCAGGCTACCAAGGAAGCTGGCGCAATTACCTAAAGAAGCAGTGGTTCGGACTGGGTGGCGTTTTATCAAGTCCATAGAATTGGAGTCGGAATCTGAACTAGTTAGATGTATCACAGTAGACAGAGAAGATGGATTGTTCTTATTTGGTAAGAACTTCAATACTACTCATAACTCTCAGCTTGTTTCAGCGATTACTGCTTACCGTTTGTATAAACTTCTGAGTATTAGAGATCCTCCATCCTATTATGGTTTGGTTCCTGGTTCACCTATTGATATTTCCATCATGGCACAAGATGACGACGGGGCTGCTCGTCTGTTCCTGAAACTTAGGGAAGATGTACTCAGATCTCCTTTCTTTACCCCTTACCTCAAATCCCCTAATAATACTAGCTTGGCCTTTGTTACTGAGAGTGATAGATCTAAAAGGGAGCCTACCCCTACCATTACTGTTTATGCCATGCCTTGTACTGAGAAGAAGGCCCGTGGTCCAAGTAGTATTGTGTTGTGCTTAGATGAGTTCGCTCATTTCCAGAGTAAGAAGGGTTCTAGTAGTTCAGATATTTATGACTCTGCCACCCCTTCCACCATGCAATTCAAACATCCTGATACTGGTTTAAGGGATTCTCAGACTCTCATTGTTACTTCTCCTCTCAAGAGGGTGGGTAAGTATTATGAGATTCATAAATTAGCTCTAGAGGAAGGTCCTTCCTCCACTATCTTGACTTATAGAGGATCCTCAGCTGAAGTCAACCCCAATATTCCTAAAGGCTATCTTAGGACTGCTGAGAAGAAATCGCCATTATCTTTCAAGTGTGAATATGCTGGGGACTTCGCTGACAGTTCTGAGTCTTATGTTAAGACCTCTATCTTAGACTTATGCCTAGATGTTGGTAGACCCAACTCCACTGGATTCTCCTATGAGAACATTGGGATGAAGTATTTCTGGGGATTTGACTTGGGTATGAGGAAGGATGCCTCAGCCTTAGCCATTGCCCATTGGGAATTTAAGAATGGGAAACCTTGCCTCATTTATGATTATATTGATCGTTTGATAGTGGGGGAGGGGATTTATGAAGGTGCTGAAGAGTTGAGGATGGAGCATATCTTCTCCTGGTTGCTTCAGATGCATAAATCCCTACCTTGTTTCAAGGGAGTTACTGACCAACATGGTGGTACTATGTTGGTCCAATTACTTCAAGCCTATGGGATTGAGAACATGGAATTGATCTCCTTATCTGATCAAATCAATTCTCAAATGTATCAAGCCTTCAAGCTCTTGATAGATCAAAATGCGGCCAGATTCCCTGACGTTCCTAAGTTCTTGACTGAAGTGAAGAATTTGGAAGCAGAGGTGATGAATAAATACAGAATCAAGGTTCAAGCCCCTTTAGAAAAAGGGAGTCATGATGACATGGCTGATGCTGCTGCCTTAGTGGCTATGATTGCTGTGGATTGGGGCCAGGGTGAGGGTTCAGCTGAAATGAAGGATTTAGTCCAATCCCCTCATTTATTTGGGCAAGCTAAGGCTATGATGTTGGGGCAATCCCATCTTGATCCCAGATTTGCCTCCTTAGCTGATATAAAGATTCAACAACGACAGATAGCTTTACCCAAGACTATTATGACGGATCAAGTCCCTAGGAGTAGTAAGTATAGTAACGCAAGGAAACGTAGATAAGTTTGAATTTGGGAGGCTTTTAGTTTCTGACTACTCGGTTCACTTATGAGTCTCCCATGTTCCAAAAAGCCAAACCACTCCCCCAAAATAGCACAGTCAAAGACGATCTCCAGACCCTATATGAGTCTGTTCAGGAGATTGGTTATACTGACTATGCTATTTTGAAGACCCTGGAATATCTGGGTACTTTGTTGGAAGAAGTTAGGAAAAATCTAGGAGATCATTCTGCCAGGATGCAGTATTGTGTCCAAGATAGAATGGTCGAAGATGGTGAGAATCGTAGAGAAGAACACCATGAGGAGATGTTATATCTTCGTGAATTGGGGAATCGTATCGAATCTTCTCTCAATATCTTAGAGGAAACCTTAAATCAGAACAAGAGTATTGATCCTTTTAATGGAGAGGCAGAACTAGTATTGAAGACTGCCAGAGTTCTTCTGGAACAGAATGGATATGATCCAGAAACAGGACTAAAGAAAGGTGAGTTGGAACGGGATTGGAGCAAGTTGAAGACTAAAGTAAAGGATGTCCTCCTCTCCAGTCTAATCTTAGGCGTCGCGGGTTGGGTATTGAGAGAGTATGCTCAACATCAAGAAGCTAGGCAAAGAGAACTGCACTACCAGCTACAAGAAGAAATCAAGAAATTGAAGACTCCCTAATAAAGTCTTTGACCTTTTTTTCGCAGTACACAGGATAATTTCGGTGTAACCCTCAATCCCGAGGGGAGACGGAGGTCTATGTGTTACTCGATACCAAATTTGGAGATGTCTGGGTTAAAGATCTCACTGAGCTTGTTGTATTTCATGATGTTCCTGGTGAAGTGACTTATCTTCAGGAAGGTCATTTTGTAGGAATGGATGGCTTCTCATGCCCCAATACTGTTCCTGAATTTATTGATCGATATCCTGATTATGCTAGGGCTTATGCTTACAAACTCATGCATAGTCTTAGAGGTATTCAGTATGACATGGAAACCTTTGATGATGTAGCTTCAGAACTCCTTCTACATCTCATCAACTTGAGTCCTGGCCGGAAACAGTATAAAGAAGGTAAACGATCTTATATTGAATGTTTTGATCCTATTCGCCAGCATGGAGCTAAGAAAGGTCAGTTTTTCAACTATATAAATATGGTGTTGAGGAATCGTTTCTCTGGATATGTCTATGATAAACTTACGGGCGATCCCGCTTTAAATGGATTCCAGTTGGAATGGTCTGATTCGGAAGACCCTACCACTTCACATCAAGAAAGCTCCCAGGTCATTACTGTAACTCAGGTGGGAGTTAACCCTGAAAAATCCATGATCTGCCAGATGGATGCCCAAACCATCCTGAAAAGGGTTATTGGCTTGGTCCAACCCGAAGATCGCGTTACTGTGGAAAAGGTGTTGAGGGCAGCAATGTTGTATGATAAGAATACTGAAATAGCTTTGGCTCTAGGAATGAAGAAAGAAGAAGTTGGTAGAACTTTGAAGAAAGTTAGGAAGATTTGCGAAGAAGAGGAGGTCTTTGCATGAGAATGATGGTACATAAAACAGACCCTATCTTAGCTTTAGTTTTGACTGAGAAGGAATGGACTACTAACCAGTTCCGATGTGTGGAATGGATTCAGACTGCTCAAGACCCAAGATTTGTAGTTGATCAAGGATTGGTTTCGGTATCAGCGGGGAGACACCCCCTGGGATTGGTGATGCTTTTAGGCTTCCCTAATAGAGATGACATCAAACCTTGGGTGGGATCTAGATTATCTTATACTCAGGAAGAAGTAATAGCTATGTATCAAAGTTGTGGTAAAGACCCATCTCAGATTCAGCTGGGGCAAGGTGGTCAAGAATTTGGTAATGGTAGTTTTCACTTCATGATTGGTTGAGGTTTAAATGGAAGCTCTACTTTCTATTTCTGTTTCTTTGGGTTTAGTGGCTTTATGGCTTCTCCTATGCTTTAAATGGGCACCCAGGCTATTCAAGATTGATTTCACCCCTGAATCAAACCCTGAAGCCTCCGTAGCTTCTTGGTGTTTGACAGTAGATGAGGAGGGAACCATGGAACTCCCTGATGAACTCTTCACAGAACATGGTTGGGAAGTAGGGGATGAATTGGATTTCCAGGTGAGTGGGGAAGATGGGGAGAAAATTCTGGTGATTACTAACTTGAGTTTAGAGAACCGGAGACTCTCGGCTTAAACTCAGTACCCTAAAGTACTAAGAGGCCCACTTAGGTGGGCCTTAATGTTGGGAGAGATGATGTCCGAAATGGATGTTGATTTTGGAGATATTATCAAAGAAAGAGGTCTTAATGAGATCTCTGAGGAGAGATGGATTAGGGCTAGAGAAGAAGTGGATATTTTTGATGTTATTGAATCTTTGACCGGAAAGAAACCTAAAGGGACAGCAATATCATGTCCATTTGGGCATGGGGTTGGGGCTACTGATCATAGGCCTTCGTTTTATTTGTATAAGAGTAGTAATTGTTGTCATTGTTTCGGCTGTCCAACCAATGCAAATCACTGGAACAATATCAGTCTGGTAGCCAAGTTCTTAGAGATCAAACCCTCTAAAGCAGTATCCTGGATTGAGAAAAATTTTGGTTTACCTGAATTAGCTGATCAAGATAATGATGAAATAGAAGAAGATGATCCCCAAGAATCACCTTGGCTTATCAATATTGCGGATCTGAAAGATTCCTACTTCCGTAAAGTCAAAGAAATCCTAAAATCTGATCCTAATCCTAGGAATGCTTTATTTTTCATCAAAGCCTATTGGGAAGCCCTAGGGTCTGGGAACCCCTTAGTCATGGCTCAAGTAGTAGGTAGGGAACGAGTTGAAACTTTAATTGGGAGACTAAATGCTAGAGTTGGGAGAAAGTTCTGAGTGGAAGGGTTTGGACAATTCAGTAATGGATCTGCTTCAAACCAAACCTAAGAAGAAAACAGTTACCAAACCAAGATCCAAAATCCCTACCTCCATTGAAGAAGCTTTAGCCGAACGATTGAAGGGTCTGGATATTGAGCAACACAAGAAGCCTTGGATGAATACCAAAACCTTCTCCTTGGTTACTAAGGAGGAGCAGCTTCGGGATTGGGTGGAACGGACTAAACGTAATCGGTCTAAACATAAAACTTTGTTTGGGGAACCAGAAATTTCGGTTCCTGTTATTGCTGTAGATACAGAAACTACTGGTCTTGATGTCCGTATTGTTAATGAACAACTCAATGTAGATATTGCAGGGATCTGTCTTTCTTCAGATGGAGTGGAAGGTCTTTACATCCCAGTAACTCATCCTGGGGAATGCATCCCTAGACCAATCTTGTCTCAAATCCTTCAGGAAATCTTTGATCAATCCCTCCTGGTATTCTTCAATGCCAAGTTTGACAGGGAGATTCTTCGTCTTACCATGGGAATCACTTTTAAGGAGTTCCCATGGTTCGAAGATGTACAGATTCTCAACTATCTCAACGATCCCAAAGCAGATGTGGGAGAGAGTCGTTTCGCCATGTCTCAGGGAGGTTTGAAAGCCTCTAGTAAGAATCAATTAGGCATAGAGCAGATTGAGCTGGATGATTTTGTCAAAGTCAGGGTTAAACTGACTGATCCTGTGACCGGGAAAACTTCTACTAAACTTCATTACGCCCCATTCAATCTCTTACCTTCAGATATTGCCGTGTGGTATGCAGCAGGGGATGCTATCACTACTTGGTTGCTCTGGGAAAAGAATCATGTCCAAGCCAGAGGAATGGCACTCCCAATTCAAATCGATCATGAGTTGGTAGATACTCTGTCCTGGATGGAGAGGCAAAGATATCAAGTCGATCCTGCCAAACTCCAACGCACTATTCGATGGCACCAGAAAACCCTTGAGAAGATTAGGTTGGAATTGGTTGCTCTCTCTGGAATTGAGGACTTTAATCCAGGATCTACCCCTCAATTAGCTAAGGTCTTGTTCGAGGATTTAGGTTTCAAACCATATAAGTTCTCAGAGAAGACAGAGAAACCTAGTACAGATAGTGAGAGTTTGGAAGAGATTCGGAAACAGAACCCAGGAGTCCCCTTCCTGGAGAAATTGTTTGAATTTAGGGAATATGCTAGTCTTCATCCCGAGAATCTGAAATATGATCCTAGGGATGGATCAGCTCGAATCCATCTTAAGCAAACCACCGTGGCGGGTGGAAGACTCTCAGCCAATGGTGGTAATTATGAATTGGATGGGGGATGTGGTCTAAATATTCAGGCTATTAAGGCAGTAGCAGGTAATAAGTTTGCTAAGGCTAGACTTCTCTTAGAAGACTTAGGAGAAATTGATCTAGATGCACTTCCTGAATATGAGGAATCAGATCTAGACCCTTCTTTCTTTGAGACCAAAGAGATTCCTAATCCTGATTTCTTAGAACCTCTACCTGATTTCTCTGTGGCTGAGATTGAAGCCTACACAGAATTGATGAAGAATGTTCCAAAAACTATCAAAGTAAAGACTCTAATTAAAGGTGTTAAGGAGAAGTTAACCAAGAATCATCTCATTACTTTGATGGGATTCACTTATTGTGCAGTACCTAATTGTAAGTATTGTAAAGATAAATATACAGTAGTACGAGAAAAAGCAAAGGCAGATCTGAATGAAATTTTGAATATCAGATCCCTTTTTGTTGCAAAACCCGGATGGAGTTTTTTCACTACTGATTATTGCTTGGACCCAGATACTAGAATTCTCACTTCTAACCTAGAATGGAAGAAAATCAAGGATCTCCAAATTGGGGAAGAACTTATAGGTTTTGATGAACATAACCCTGGCCCCAAAGGGTTAGGGAGGGGAAAGGGTCAGCGAAGGAAATTCCAACCCTCCACTATTCTTTCTCATAAAAGAGTTACCAAGGATACTTATGAGGTAAAGATAGGAAAGACCTCCTTAGTGTGTTCTGGGGACCACATGTGGTTAGTAAGTTCGAAGCCAATACCAGGTCGGGGAAGAGGTAAGAATAAGGAAGAATGGGAGTCGGAATATAGGGGGTGGTTTAAATGGGTACGTACCAAAGATTTACAACCGGGACAAATTATCTCAAAACTGTGTGATGTCTGGGAATGTGAAGATTCTCGGGAGGCTGGATATCTAGCTGGGATATATGATGGGGAAGGTTGTGTATTTAAAGCTGGAATGGTGGGGTTTGCTCAAAAGCCTGGTGAGGTGTTAGATTCAGTAGAGTCAAGTTTGAATCGGAGGGGATTCTCCACTACCCGATACGGCGACAAAAACAGAGGTTGTAGTGGATTATGGATTATTGGTGGAAGGTCTGAAAATCTTAGATTCTTAGGAACAATAAGACCTAAACGTCTTCTAGAAAGATCTAGAAGGGTATGGGAAAATTCCTCCCTTCACAAATTAGATTTCTCTAATACAGTAGCTAGTGTAAACCTTTTGGGTGACCGAGAACTCGTTTCTATGGAGACCTCTACTCACACATTCCTAGCGGAAGGTTTCCTCTCTCATAATTGTAACATTGAGATGCGATGTGCAGCCAATATCTCTAAGGAACCCAAATTTATCTATGAATTTATGGAAGGTTCTGGTGATTTCCATACCTTAACCGCTACTTTAGTCTTTAAGGAAAAATTCACAGAAGAAAAAGATAAGGGTAAGAAGAAGGCTTTACGGAGTATAGCTAAAATCTTGAATTTTGCCCTTCTCTACGGCGGCACAGCTTTTACGATCTACGAAAATTTAAAGAAAATTGATCCCAAGAACAACATGAAGATGGCTCAAGATATGGTGTCTGCTTATTGGGAAGGAGTCCCTGTATTTAGGTCTTGGGTGGATAACCAGTGCGAAATTGCTCAAAAAGACTTAATGACCTCAACCGCCACTGGTAGAATCATTGGGTTTGAATCAGCCATGAAGGCTGAAAAGATCTATAAACCCAAACCAGATGAAGAATCTGCTTATAGGGAATATAGGAGATTCCAACGCAAATCCAGAGATCTTAATGAGTTCGCAGATGAACTAGAAGCAGAGGGTGGAGAGATCTACGAAATCAAGGATGCGCGGCGTAAAGCCACCTCTTACCAGAATAAGGCCTCAGAACTCTGGTTTGATAAATCCACTGGGGTTAGGAATGGAGTGGATTATAACAAATTTATCGGTAAGGCTGGTCGTCTTAGTATGAATATCCCTCTTCAAGGGTTAGCTGGCGACTTCATGAGGATGGCTTTAAATCGGATCCGAAAGTGGATCCAAACCGAGAAACTAGAAGGGGTTATCAGGGTCCATGGCTCGGTCCATGATGAAGTTGACCCCTCTGTGAAGAATGAATTCTGTCCCTATATCTTACCCCGCCTGTCTCGAATCATGAAACTTAGGGATCTTCATAAGGAATATAAGTGGGATGTCCCTATTGAGACTGATACGGAATATGGTCCTACTTGGGATATTGAACACCATCTAACAGGGGATGCGGAACATAAACCCATGGCTTGGACTGGGATTCCTGGTATGGAAGAATATATCCCTATGGAATGGTATGACGAATTCCATAACAAACTATCTGCTATGTGTGAGACTGAAGATGAAGAATCTAGGGCTTCTTTGGTGAAGGGGTTAAGGAAGAATCTTCACCCCAGATCTCATAATGCTGTAGATCTCTTGGGATCTAATCCAGAAGAAGCTAGACACTGGTTGATAGTCGCTCTCCAGTTAGATGAGTATTGGAGGATTGATGAAGGGGAAGATCCTTGCACCATTGATGAGTTCGTTGAGTTCTATGGCTTGACTATAGAGCCCCCTCCTTTTGGTGGCTTCTTGGCCTCAGTCCCCATGGACATTATCCTTAGTGAGTATGAACGAAGAAGGACTCCCTCTGAGATTCAAGGGTCAGGGATCTTGGAAAGTATTAGAGAACGTAAACTCCAGGAATCAAGTTTAGACCCACAGTTAGAAG